TACTTCTTTACCGGTAAAACTAACCCTATTTCATTATTTTTATTTACAACATATAATGGTCTATATTCATTTTTAGGTGTGTACAATGTTGTATCAGTTCCTAAAACATCTATAATATTTTTTAGATATATTACATTATAAAATTTGCCTTTAATTTCATATAATTCATCTTTAGCATTTTTCTTATGCATTTTATAAAAACTTTCAATATCATCATAATCTAAATTGCTTATATCATATTGTGATTTATCAAAGTTTATAAAACTTTCAAAATTAGGATAATTTGCATTTATACAATTCTCTTTACCTACTTGTTTTGCTAATTCATTATCAGTTGTTGTTAATTTTAATGGCATATTGTCCTCGTGAATCATAATTGCGTGATATGTATCTGTTACGCATTTATAATCATTACATATTCCATAACCTGTTAGTGCTGGTCTTATGTTTAATTTACTTGCTACTCTTTTAATTGCATTTACTCTAGTTTTAGAAGTTGTTTTATAACAAGTTTCTTCTCTAATTGCTTTTTCTAGTTTATCTTTTAATTTTAGTGCTTTTGTGAAGTCCATTTCACTTTTCATAATATCTAATAATTCATTATAAATTGTTTCTAATTTCATTTTTAATTCTCCTTTTCTTTTTTAGTTGCTAAAAATGTTACTTTATCAGCTACTACTTCAAGTTGTCCATCTCTACTTTGTAATCTACCTTTAACTCCTATCATATCACCTTTACGACAATATTCAGTTGTATTTGATGCAACATTACCTATTAAGGTGCATTTTATAAAGTCGGTTTCATATTCTCCATTTTCATTTTTATATGGTCTTTGTACTGCTAGTATAATTGTACTTGTTTCATTTTCTAATGTAGGTGTTTCAGTTAATCTACCTACTAATACTAATTGGTTCAACATATTAAAATTCAATCTCCTTTACCATTTTTATATTTCCTAATTCTATTTGTTTTTGTAAATATTCTTTTTTATTTTTTGCATTGTCTAACATATATGCAAACATATTATCATTTTCATCTCTTTGAGTTGTGTATAGTCCTATAAATTCATAAAGTTGTTTCAATGTTGTTTGTGAATAGTTCCAACTACTTGTGAAATATAATCCATATTTGCTTTCATGTTGGTCTGCCTTAATTGTATTATTTACCTTTGCAATTGGTGTTTCATAACTTATAAGATAAGTCCATTCTCCATTTTCTAAAACAATCATATTATTTTTATTTTTTAATATTCTCATTATTCTTCACCCTTTCCTATTCTAATTCCTTTAATCAACATTTCCATTTGATTATATAAGTCCTTTTTAGTTGTTAAACTTATAACTCTTCTTGCTCCTCCTCCTGAGTTTACTACCTTATCAAGTCCATAACTTCCATAAGCTATATAGAATTGATATGGGTATTCATCACCCTTTGTTAATTCGTTAAGATACTTTAATTCGTTTCTTAACATTTCCATTGTTATTCTCATAACGTCCACCTTTCCTTTAGTACTATTTAATAGTACTTTAAAACCTATAAACCTTTATTTTTATAAGTTTTAAACTATTATTTAATAGTTTATTATCTTTATAATGTTAAGCAATTCCTAATCGCCACCCTTGTCCAACGCGATTGTATCGGTGCTATGCTTTTTTATGCTTTTATGCAACCATATAACCTTAACTAGATAACCAACTTGTCAAAGACCTTTATTTATTAGGGTTTTTAATAACCTTAATTTTAATATTATTTTTTGCCAAGACTTTTTTTCTTGACACTTACATAATAACATAACTTTTTAATATTGTACTATTTTTATTAAATTTTTATGTTATTTTTATTCGGTAAACCTTTTAAGCTAATAAGTACTTTTTGTTTACATCTACATGATAACATATAAAATTAAAATTGTACTATTTTTTTAATAAGTTTTTATTATGTTTTTTGTTGCTTTTTTCTTTCAACACCTACATGATAACATATAATATTAAAATTGTACTATTTTAGAGCTAAAAAAAAAGATTATTCATCATAATCTTTAAATATGAAGTATTTATTGTCTTTTAGTCTGGCATTTATTTTATCATATTCGGTTGTTTTACTAATATATTTATTTATGTTTGTGTAGTCAATATCTAAATAGTTTGATGCGTCTTTTAAGCTGTTAAAATCATATAGATTGATTATATTAATAATATTGTTGTTTGTGTCCTTTTCTACTTCGTAAATTATAAAATATTTTTTCATTTTTTTTTAATCCTCACTTTTTTATTTTATTTTTTGTTAATATTAACTATTAACAATTACTATTATAATGATATTTTTTAAATTGTCAATAAGGAAATCGGTATATATTTACTTTTTTTTATTTTTTTACTTTTTTACTATAATATGCAAATGATGGGATAGAAAAAATTTTTTATCAATTTAGCTTTTATATTATTTTTTTTTATCCTTATATATATATATTATTATTATATATATATATAACATACTTTCGTAAATTTCCTATTTTTTTTAAATTAAAAATTTTTTTATGATATGGCACATTTTTTTGAGCTTAAAAATTTGCATACATTTTCTATAAAAAAGGGAATTTATTATTTTTTACTTTTTAACTTTAATTTTATAATTTAACTATTTTATTATAAAAATATTGTTGTGATATTTTTTTGTTGTATGATTATTCTGACCCTGGGGGTGGGTTTGAAAATGTGTCTGATTTAGGGGTGAAAGCGATTTGTATTATATATATTAGTTTTCCCCTCTCCCACCACAAAATAAAAAAATTTTACTTTTCAAAAAAAATATGCTATACTATTTATGGTGATACTATGAAGAAAGAAGAAAACAATTTATTCCCAACCGAGGAGCCTAACTATGATCTTTTAGATAGATCATCTAGTGAATATCGTAAGGCTAAGGTTGAAAATGAATATATTAGAGAAACTTTATCTAAAGAAGATGAAACACCTCTGTCTAAGGCATTAAAAGAAGCTACTCATTTAGCTGATGATCTTAAAAAGAGATATATTTATTTAGCTGGGATATATTTAGAAGATATGAAGCATAATATATTTAAAAACCAGTTTGAATTGCATGAGGCATATGATGATATATCTGCTGATGAATGGAACGACTTTTTAAATGATAGAATCGTATCTACATATTTATCTAGGCATAAAAGAACTCTCTTAAAATCAGCTGCTGAGGATAATTTAGCCAACCCACTGGCTAAAAATAAGAGGGATAACTTAAAACTTATAGAAAATATTGAAGAACAGGAGAAATTGGAAGCTCATAAGAATATAGTCATCATGAGAATACCTGATATTTATGATGAGGAGTAGACATTAAGGAGAAATCGAGGTACTCCTTACTATTTTAATTTTTAAAGAACTTATTATTTACAATTGTAAATCCTTTTTATTTTATTATTTTTATACATATAAACACTTATATCGTAGTATATACACTTTTTATTAAATTTTTTTTCATACATCTCGATTTTTCCTTAATGTCTATTCCCAAAATAGACATTGTATATCTTCTAACTTCATAGTTTTCATAAGGCTACCACTTAGTTGGTAGCATAGAGTAGATATATGGAATTTTTGTTGATTCTTACCCTGTATATCTATTCTATGGTATTAATTAAGGAGGACTTATGAAGAAAGTTGTAGATAATAATGAGATGATCATATATAAATGCCCCTACTGCGGTACTGGTGAAATAACTATTTATAAACAAGGTGCTCATAAGTATGGATACTGTAATACTTGTGATGCTGCATATATTCACTATATACCACTACCTCATCAGCTTGATGTGCATAAAGATAAACATAAGATAAAAATGCTCTTAGGTGGTATGGGTTCAGCTAAATCTAACTGTGGGGTTATGGAGATTATAAATCATGCTCTAAATGTTCCCAATGGACAAACTATTATGCTGGCTCAGACATTAAAACAGCTTAGTAAGGCAATTATGCCGATTTTTGATGAGTATTTGCCTAGAAAATTCGTAACTAAATGGACTGATACTAAGGCTGATATTGAAATTGTGCTTAATAATGGGCATAAAATAACAGGATTTGCATCGGATGATGAAGAAAAGTTTAGGTCTATGAATATAACTGCGTTCTACTTAGAAGAAGCATCAGGTATTGATCCGAAGATATATCAGGAGTGCGTAAGACGTTTGAGAAATGTTCATGGTATTATAAACGGTAAGGCTCATTATGTTGGTATTATATGTTCTAACCCTGCACAGGGTGCCATAAGAGATCTTTTATTTACTTCAGATGTTGTATATGGTAGTAAGTCTATAGCTAAAACAGTTTCTATGTATAAGCAGAGAATTAAGAATAAAAACCCTGATTTAGCTGCATTTTTGTCTAGTTCAAGAGATAATCCATACTTACCACCTGGATTCGTTCAATCAGTTATTAATTCACTTACTCCAGAACAGGTAAGATTGTATGTAGATTGTATAATTGAGTATGCTGAAGGTGCTGTTTATCCAACAATACTCTCTATGACAGAAGAACCATTCGAAATTCCAGCAAATTGGGAAAGATATATTGCACATGACCCTGGAATACACGATCCAGCTGCTATTTTATTGTGTGCTATAGACCCACAAACAAAAATAGTGCATTTTTATAGAGAATATTATAAAACTGATCAAGTTTTGGCTCAGGTTGCATCAGCATGGAAGGAAATGACTAAAGATATACCTCAAGGGTGCCTTAATATGCCCCTAATTGACCCTTCTGCTAATAAAAGAAGTAAGGTTACAGGTAGAACTTATAAACAACAGCTTCAATTAGAGCATGGAATTGTTACTAAAGAGGCTAATAATTCTATAGAAGATGGTATTCAGAGAGTAAAAAATATGATGTTTGCAGGAAAAATAAGATTTTTTAGCAATTTGACTAATACTTTATGGGAAGGGTGTGAATATAGATACCCAACACAAGAGGAAAGAAGTAAAAATAAAAATTTAGGTGATACACCACTTGATAAAGATAATCACTTAATGGACTGTTTGAGGTATATTTGTCAGGATTTACCATATGACTATTTAGATTATAAAAATATAGCATATAATAATTATTTAAGATTCTTTGATAAAATGAAAGATAATGTAAAAAACGATAATAAAAAGAGTGCCTTGTCTTTTAGTGAATTAATTGATATAATAAATACAGAATATGAAAATGAAACATCTTTGGATACACAGCAATATGCAGGAGGTTATAAGATATGATAAAGAAATTGATTTGGCTATTAAAAAATCAGGAAAAAATTAAGGATTTATTAGAAAAACCTAATAAAAAAGAAGAAAGTTACTCTATAGAAGGAGTGCCAGACTTCCAAAAAGATTATGTTTCTGATTTACTTAATGGTAATTTAAAAACTAATGGGAGGTAAATATGGACTTCATAAGAGATGATAAATTTATAGAAAAAGAAAAAGAACTATTTCAATTGATAACATCAGCTGTTTCATTTAGACAATCTCAAAGAGATAAAGAATATATGACAAACATGGCTCACTATGAAGGGTTGCATTGGAATTTAGCTGAAAATAAAGTGGATTCACCATTTTTACTTAGAAGTGATATAAATCATTTGAAAAATGCTGTTGATATAAGACTAGGTAGCTTATGTTCAGAAAAATATTGGGGTGAACTAAAACCATTAAGCCCTAGTGATGTTGAGTCTATAGAAGATTTAAATGTTTTATATAAAAATGAATGGAATAGATTAAGTGCTGATGACCTCGTTGAATATGTAGTAAAATATGGAGCTATTTGTGATAATGGTTATGTAGCAATTAATTTTGATACTTCTAAGATAATAGGAGGTACAAATACAAAAAGAGAAGGTGCTATAACACTAGAACCTCTTGAAACAAGTAATGTATACCTAGATCCAACAGCATCTAATATAGATGAATGTGAGTATATGGTTGTTAAAACTAAAAAATCTAAGATGTGGGTTAAAAGAAATAAACCAGAATGGCTTAAAATATTTAAAGATTTAAACATAGATACAGGAACTGAAGATCCATCAGCTAGTGGTGAAGTGTTTGTAGGTAGAAACTATGCAGCCTCAAATGCTAATCAATATGATATTGATATTCTTTATAGAAAAGAAGTTGAAGATAGAGATGTTGATGTAACTGATGATGATAATAAAGTTGTTGGAAAAGATAAAGTAAGAGCTATAAGAATAAAAGAATATTACTTTGTTAGTAAGCATTTAATAGATATTAATGAAAAATATCCATTTGATGAATTTCCTGTTATACCTTTTCAATGGGAAGCAGAACCACAAAGCCCTTATGGTATACCATTACTTAGAGGACTTACTGTTCCACAAAAGGTTGCTAATTTAATTGAAAGTGCTGCTAATAATATTGCTATGCACTATACAGTACCTACTTGGCTAATTAGTGCTGAAAGTGGTGTTGATATAAGTAAGTTTGCTAAATTAAGTAATGCTTTAGGTATGGCATGGAAAGTAAATGGAGATGTAGCAAAAGCTATAAAGCAGATGGACCCTCCACAAATTAATAAAGATTTAATTGAAATTAAGAATAGTTTCGTTGAAAATATAAAACTTCATGCTGGTACAACAGATACTTATATAGGTGCTATTGGTACAGCAGGATCAACAGCAGAAGGTACTTTAAGTGCTATCAATCGTGCAACAGTAATTGATAACCCAGTTATTAAGCAGATTGAAAAGTTTGTTGAAAAATTATCAAGAATGATTATTAGGTTTATGACTAGATATTATAAAGATCAAACAATATATATTAGAGATACTGAAAAAGAAGAAAAAAGTTATAGTTTTAAATCATTAAAAGTTGATAAGAAATTTGAAAAAGTAAAATATGAATTTTATGTTGATTTAGCTAGTAGAAGTAAAACTGATAAGAATAGACAATATACTTTGATGAAAGAACTATATACTATTCAAAATCAATATAAAGAAGATAAGAGAATTATTAATGTTGCTGATTTAGTAAAAGCAGCTAACTTAGATAATTATAATGAAATGTATAAGAGATTTAGTGATATGTCTGAAGAAGCATTTGCTGAAAAAGCTGATTTAATTGTTCAAATAATGAGTATAGGACAAACTATGACACCTAATGGAACTCCACTTATATCTGCTGAAGAAATGCAAGAAGGTATTATGGATGTTTTAGATGATAATGGTGATTTATCTGTAGTTGAAAATATATTTAATACATATGAACAATATCAGACACAAGTTACTGAATTAAATAATCAAATAGCTGCAAGACAACAACAAGCACAAGCTAATGAATATATTGATGCATCAAATGCTCAAACAGATTTAGCACAACAATTGTTGCAAGGAAGAAATAATATAATGTTAAATGGATTACCTGAAGAAAATACAGAAAGTTAGGAGGTGAGACCATGAAAAAAATATTAGAAAGATTTAAGAGCCCAGTTGTTATAGCACAAATATTAACTATTATAGGATCCTTAGTAGTTGCTATAGTCCCTGAAATAAATGATACAGTTGATAAAATAGTTTATGCTTTAACAATAATAGTAAATGTGTTTGCTGGCGTGAACGACCCTACAACTAGAGAACATTTTTAAGGAGGAAATATGAGAAAATTTGGAATAGACATTTCTGTGTACCAGAAAGATATGGATTTAGCACAAGCTAAAGCTGAAGGTGTTGAATTTGCTATAATTCGTGGTGCTTATGGAAATAAAAAAGATACAGCTTTTGAAAGTAATTATAATAAAGCAAAATCGAATGGATTAGGAGTAGGAGTTTACTGGTGGACTAGAGCAGTAAATGAAGCTCAAGCTAAAGAGGAAGCTGAAATATTAATAAGAGATTGCTTAAAAGGGAAACAATTTGAATATCCTATCTATATTGATGTAGAAGATAATTTACTTGCCGATTTAGGTAAAGATAAAGTTGATGCAATTATTAAATCAGCATTAACAACATTAGAACAAAATGGTTATTTTGCTGGATTCTATATGAATAGAAATTGGTTTAATAATATGTGTCATGGTTCTGAATTGGCAAAAAGATTTTCTTGTTGGTTAGCACAATGGACTAGCGAAGAAATAACAGACTTTCCAATGTGGCAATTTGGTGGAGAAACAAACTATATAAGAAGTAATAAAATAGCAGGACAAACTTGTGACCAAGACTATTGCTATGTAGATTTTCCATCAATTATAAAAAATGCTGGACTTAATGGTTATTCAGGTGGTGAAACTCCAGCACCTCAACCAGTTAAAAAGAGTAATGAAGAAATAGCTGATGAAGTAATAGCTGGTAAATGGGGTAATGGTGATGAACGTAAAAGAAGATTAACAGAAGCAGGTTATGATTATAATGCAGTACAGTCAATAGTTAATCAAAAAGTATCAAAACCATCTAGTCAAATATATATAGTTAAAAAAGGTGATACATTATCAGGAATAGCTAAAAAATTTGGTACAACATATCAAAAAATAGCTAAAGATAGTGGAATAGCAAACCCAAATTGGATTTATCCAGGACAAAAACTTATAATTAAATAAGGACTTGCAAAAGTCCTTTTTTTATGATATATTGTAGATAGAGTTATATACTAGCTCCCATAGTGCTTTGTGACTGACCGAAAAGTCCAAAAATAAGAGCGAGAAGGAGGGCACAATATGGAAAATGTATTTGATGAAGTTTTAGGAAGTACACCTGAAACAACAACTACTGATGAAAGTGTAAGTACAAACACTGATACATCAGAACTAGGTTCTGAATATGATTTAGATCTATCATCTATTGAGGAGCCTGAAACAGCAGATGAAGGAGAAGAGATTAATAACGATGCAGATGATGCAGATGATGCAGAAATTACTAATCCTACTAATCAAGCATTTGCACAAAT